TGCATGACTAACCATGCAAACAATACCATACACATAACAAGGTCATCATGATATCCCTCGTCTGCTTCCCACGCCTGTTTCTTTTGTACAAACGTGGTAAGTTCTTGGAAGATATGGAAATCATTAAACAATAACTTATCTTCTTCAACAATTGCTTTTAGATTAGCACAACCTATCTTCTTCACAGTCACACTCATCTTAACACCTAGTTGAGTCTTGTTTCCTGAAAACCCTTGACCAACCACTTGACCTGCTCTACCACGCATTGCACACATGAGAATGTTAGGATACTCAAGATCGTAGTTAAGAGTTGTAGCAATAGAGTCTCCAATATCATTTACTTCAACTAAGATATATGGATTATTATATTCTTTTGCTACTCTAAAAATTACCGAGGGAAACAATACAGGCTTAATCTCATTATTTCTATATTTTGCAACGATCGTATACGGAAGCGTGGTGATATCAAACACGATGAAAGCACTATAGTCGCCACCGATTCCTCGGGCAACATCCACAGTAATGATATATTCGTGATCTTTTTCTGCTCGTGTAAAAACGTCAAGTCCTGCATTGCTACTAATGGGGTCTGCGAAAGGTATAAGTTGTAGTTTTGCTGGACTGATTAAAGTATCAGCAGAACCAAGGAAGTCACATTCAAATTCTTGTGCGAACTGTCTGGGTGACGTGTTTTTAATTGTCTCCTCTTTCCATTTAGCATCTCTACCTGGAACTTGTGACCAATGTACTTCGTTTGTAACATAATTATTTTTATCACGTCTAGCATCCTCCCACATCTTGTAGAAGTGATTCATACCGTTAGGTGTAGATATAACAATTACTTTCGTTGACTTACCAGAAGTAATAGTAGGATAAACAGAGGCAAAGAATTGCTCCGCAACATGGTTTGGAACGAAAGCGAATTCGTCGAGGAAGAGGATATTGAATGACATGCCTCGGACAGCACTTGCAGACGTAGAAGCAGCCAGTATCTTTGATCCATTCTCTAACTCCACATTACCTTTATTCCACACCAGTATACCATGCTGCATCCACTTGGGCAAATTCTCATATGCTAACTGAAGACGACCAAGTAGTTCCCTTGCGGTAGATGCTTTGTTAGCCAGAATACCAATGTTAACACTGTCGTAGAAGATAGCATAATACAGCAAGTAAGCAACAACAGTGGTTGATTTGCCAGTTTGTCGAGGAAGTTTTGCAATGTTAAACCTATTGTTATGGAAATCTTTTAAAATCTTTTTTTGAAAATCATACATGTTGAAAGGCACTAGACCTTCATCAAGAGAAATGATTTTTATATAATGAGTAGCAAAGTATATTGGATCGTTTTTACATTTAACCCATTCATTTATTTGCTTCTTTGTGAATTGGATCTGCGTACCCGCTTTTTTCAGATTCGGGTTACCCAGATATATTTCGTTTGTAGACACAACGATCACTAGTAGTAATACTATTTAGATAGCATAAGGAAAGAAGAATTCATCCATCATAAGGTTTGCATTATCCTTACCAAAATTACTAGACATATATCCTAAGATAGGATCTAGTTTTTTCATGTAAGTATCAAAGTCTTGATAGAAATTTATATCTTCTCCAGTAGGTTGTGCTTCATAAACCATCTTACGATAGGTTTCAAGGTATTGTTTAAAATCAGGTAGATACTGATCAACTTCATCGAAGGTGCAATACCTCACAAAAATATTCTCTGAAAAATGATTACCCATCTCAAAGAAACGATAGTCTCTATCAGCTTTAGGTAAACCATCCACAGAGAATACATGTCCTTCTACTGGATGCTGAAAATCAAATACTATGATGACTTTCTTTTCAAAGAACCCCATGAGATCCATACCAAAACAGGGAAGATTATGTCCTGTCTTGGGATAGATTACATTGTTGTAGATATTTGATTTATCATTTTGAATATCTACTTGTCTTGATTTTATAAAATGTGGAGCAGTAAAAATGTCTGCTGTTAAAGTAAGATCATTCTTACCTTTCCATTCACACCATCGTGAATCAAATTTAAACTCAGGGAAAACTTCATCAAGAACTTTTTTATAATTAACCCAGAGATCAACTGTATTTATCATCATAAGTTAGTATAGCATATATCACAAAACTCACTGCTACTATGAGAATGAATACCATAATATTTACGCTATGTACTACAGGCATTTATTTCTTCTTCTGTAGTTTTTCTACTACTGTCGATGCCTGCATGGGTGCAATATCATTTAATCCGTTAGCATCAAACCAAGGTGCTTCTTCCCATGAGAAACCTTCACCAAAAGTATTATCAGGAGCCATCACATACCAATGACATTTAGCATCAGGTATATCAACAGCACATACTGCCCAGTCATCTGCCCACTGAGGAACTTGTACATACATTACTGGTAAATGATTTGCACCAGCAATACTTGGTAATCCTATTAAGACTCCCCATACCAAAGTCAATACAAACCCTATAGTAGCTAACTTACGTTTCATTTTTTAAACACCCCTAGTTTTGTTAAAAGATAAAGTGCTAGTACTGTCCAAAAGACAACTTCTAATCCAATGTTATTCATAATTATTCCCCCACTGAATGTATCACAGGATTTACATTCCTTAGTATATTATATAGATCCCTACATTCAGCGGTAGATACTGGATAGAACTCAGCACTAGGATCAAACCCATCATATCTCTTTGCCTGATTAATTACTATTGATCCATCAGGTCCTGAGACTGACCTATGAAATGTATTACGTGGTATAACTAAACCACCACTATGTCTATTGAGATGTACTATATGATATTGATTCTTCCAATCTCTATTGACTAACTCAAAGGTTCTCTCTCCCTGTACCACTCTGTTACAGTCGTCTTGAAAACTATGAATGTAGAACTGTTTACCACCTACACAGTCTGGTGGAGGTGATACAGCAGGACCTGTATGTACTACAAGGTCACTAGCATTTGATTCCTCTACAGATATATCATAAAAAATAACATCGTCTGTTTCTCTAAACACACGGTGTTCATTAAAACTAATATCACTCATTGAAATACTTTTCTATTACATCAATACGTTCTTGTTCTTTAGCAATGACGTCCATTTGATCTTGAATAGCACCTAGAACATCAGGATGCTCTCCAATACCCACAGGGTTAGAAAGATAAACTTCTATGTTCATCTTTGCTTTTTTAATACTACCAATAGATAGTGCTTTAAGTGCTTCTAAGATTTCTCTTCTCATGATTTTAATTGTAAATATTAGTCGAAGTCTATTCCAACTTCATCTGTTACTTCTCTATCTAGATCTGGTAGATGTGTTTCAACCCAATGATCTTTATTCTCAATACCTGCAGCATTGACGTAGTTCATAATGTGTTGATCTACCTGTTTATATAGATCGTGTAAATTTAAGTCCATGCGTACATCATGTGCTATCTCTGAGACTTGTTGTTCAGTTAAACAATGATCAGGATGCAATAGATCACAGCAGGGAATTCTTTTTTCTATCAACTCGTTAAGGTTGATATTAATTTCGTAGTCTTGATGTACAGTCATTTTCTTACTATTAGATTGTCGTCTTCGTCATCATCTTTTCTTTTAAAGACTAATAACTCAGTTCCATTTTCAACTTCGGACATCTCTGGATGTATACCTTTACGAGATGGTCGGTCTACATACTTGTCCATCTCTTTAAAGACGACACCCATAGACCTCCACATAAAAGCAAATGCAGCACCTGCAGTTAAGGCAAACCCAATACCAAAAATGAATATTGTTATATCATTCATCGTTTAACTATTGTTTTTAACTTATCCAGTACATCACCCTCTACTCTATCCACAATCTTATCGAGTACATCAATATCAATGTGCATGAAAGGAGGAATGATTCCTAATAATCTTAGCAGACCATCTACAAATAATGCAAGTGCTGTAAACCCTAGGATCATACTAATTACAGTAGCGTCTCTGTTGTGCTTTCTCATTGACTCTTCATCAATGCGTTTTGCTTCTGCTAATGTTTCTTGAAGTAATTTTTCTACTTCCTGTTTAGTATAAAAACTTCCTACGACTGGAAGTTTTAAGAAAGGTTTTAAATTTATTTCTGGTTTGATATCTGATAGTGGTAGATTAGTCATCGTGATCGTCCCATGGGTCTGCTAGGTCTTTATTTGCAAAGAATCCTTTATACACTCCAAACGCTGCTAACAGTATAGTAATAACTAATAGTGATATACCTAATGTTAAATTAGGATCAGCATTATAGTGTGGGATTATTGCGTTGCACTTAGTCCAAGTCCCAGGAAGGGTATAGACTGGTGGGCAACTTGCTAGAATCATCATTAGATAAGTTTTGATCATGATATGTTTTCAGTTTGTGAATCAAATCATCATATTGTTCCCACATCCATTCACTACCTGTTTGATCCTGATAGGTTCTGCAAGCAGTAATTAGACGTAGTATATCGTTAGTGTTAAGACGCATTCAACTCAAAACTTTCTTTAATTATAGTCAATTAAACACAAAAAGTCAAATTAGTCAGCAATTCCAAGCACGAAGTGACTTATTAATTCTTGAATCTGGATCAGATGCTGTTTTCTTAGAAGTTAATTTCTTTTTCATACCCTTCATTCTCGCACAAAAGCTCGCTCTGCGAGGGTTCCCAACTTTCTTTGAAGGTGCTTTAAGATCGCTGCCTGGATTTTCTCTCTCATAACTTTTTCGTCCTTTTTCATTCAAACCCCCAGACTTATTTTTACCTGCTTTCTTTGTCCATGCAGCTTCAGTTAGGTTTTTAAGTTCTGAGTATGACTTCATGAGAACACAGTATTTTAATTATTTAGCATCTAACTTACTTGTATTTCTATCAAAACCTCCATGCATGTTCTCCCATTCTTTATAAGGAGACTTATGTAAATTCATTGCTGCACATACACGTCTACCTTCTGTTGGTTTTACTCGGTGTTCTAAAATACCAGGGAACACTACAAGCATTCCCTCTTCTGGTTGTAGATTTAGTCTATCTTCAAAACATAAAGGTGATGCATTTTCCTCAACTTCTATGTAATAAACTGCTGCCCAGTCTGCTGGATAGTGCCCATGTTTTCTAGCATGATTTCCTTTACTGTATTCTGCAATCCAAAAGTTATCAACCAAAAATGGAATTTGTAAATCATTCTGGTAGTAACTAGATAATTTTTTTGCTACGTCTAAAGAAAAATCAAGAAGTTCACTTACTATAGGTTCTGGACATTCTATATGCATATCAAAACTACTTCTCCAATCTGTTTTTAGATTAGACATTTTAGTTCCAAGATACTTATGCCTGTGTCTTTCAATATATTCTTTTAGTTCTTGATTGACTCTTTTAAAATCAGGAATTGTGATAGTAAATACAGGACAAGGTTTATCTACTTTTTGAATTTTAATTGGTTGTTTTCCTGGAGTATCCAGACTGCGACTCACGTTTCTAATATAAGATGGTCCGTTCACCGTTTGCCTCCACCCATTTCTTTGAGCATTTTCTGTAGTTCAGTTGTGCTACCAACAAACATAGCATTGTTAGTAACATTTTTAGGACCTGTCTGTTCTTCGTCTAGGTCTTTCATTTTCTTGTGAAGATCTTGTAATTTCTCAGACATGTCTGCAACATGCTTCATTGCTGCTACAGCAACTTCATATGCTCTTGGATGCCCACTTTCCTGCGCAACCTCCAAGGCACCTCTGACTGCCTCCTGACCCTGATCTATGAGAGAGTACAACTCTCCACGAGTATATTCATAGTCTTTAATACGATCATCACCTGTTGGTAAACTAGGTTTACTAGGTTTGATTTCTGTAGACTCAACTTCGATGTCGAGCATCTCTTCCATGTTTTCTTCTAAACTACTCATAAGATATCAAATCCACTATTGAATCCAAAGTCATCATCAGGTGTTACTAGTATATCATCATTAGCATCAACTTGTCCATCTTGGTTTTTGTCTGTCTTTGCTTTTGGAGAGTATGATAGTTGTGCAGCTCTGCGACCAACTGCTTGATCTCCAACAGTTTCGATAACTTTTGCAGTCCTGATAATATCTGCCTTGCTGTAAGGACCATATAGATATGTCTTTGCAGAGAATTGTAATGTATATGTTACAAGTCTTCTATTTAAGAAACTCTCGTCCCACTCATCATCTAGGTTTACAGAGTTAAGTGTGATAGCAACATCCCTTTTCTCATCCATATCTGGAATCATCTTCAATGTAATATTAAAAGATGGTTGGAAGAACGGAAGAATTTGTTCTAAGATTTGTAAACCTGTGTCTTGATCTTTTGCTAGAATACCTAATTCAAAATTTATTGTGTATGGGACAGGAAGATACTGTACTCTTACCTCACTACCACTTGTTGCAATGACGTTCTTATATTTTTGAACAGGAGATGTTTTCCTACCAGAATCATATGAGATACCACTCATCTCAAAATACATTCTAGGCATTGTGATTGCTACCTTCTGTGTAGAAGGGTTCTCAAACAATCTGTATAAAAACTTTTGCTTTGGTCCATACGCCAAGGCTACTTTTTCCGTCTCAATAACCTCGCCTGTCTCTGGATCTCTTGTCTTTACGTCAATGTTATTGAAGAGTGTTCCAAAACCGATTACTGTTCTTCGGATTGTTTCGTTGTAAAAATGTGATCCTAACATCAGAAACTACCTGTAAAATTACCAAACTCACCAAAAGGATTACCTTCAGAGAAATCAATTATATCATCTGCTCCGTCTTCAATCGCTTTATTAGCGTCATACTCAGAGTTAGCATTATCTATTGAACTGAATGATCCTAATGTATATAGCGCACCAGAAACAGTACCGTTTATAAGGTCACCATCACGGAAATCTCCAGACCTATTCATCAACTCTAGAGTTAAATTGCTACCATTCCATCCACCAACTTCACCAATACTATCTGTAGCAAGGTCATATAGTTTTGCTCTTTGACCACTAGTATCTGTAATTTCATATGCATTGATACAATATCTGTTATTAGCAGAATCGTAGTAGAAGTGACCCTTAGTTGTAGTTGCAGTCGTTCCGTTATATGTGTAACGATACTTTAATCTCTCATCTTCAAAGTCCCAATAGAAATACTTGACTTGAGTTGTAGTTGCAAATGTAGGATCAAATGTCGCACTGTAATCCACATAGATTTTACCCAATCCATCAGAAGACCAAGATCTATTACCACCCTGATCATTAAAGTTTCCTGCTACAACATGTTCTCTCGCAATAAAATCTTTAGCAATCTGTGGTCCATCGATTGTAACTGTAGGTGCAGTTACATATCCACTACCAGCATCTGTAATAGTAATAGCATTTACAACACCATTGTAGATGGTAGCTGTAGCAGTAGCACGTACATCACCGTTAGCAACATCGGGTGGATCTGATATTGTAAGTACTGGTGCAGTCATATAACCAGAACCACCAGAACCTATGATAATATTGTTGACTCCACCTTGGTCAATTGTAGTAGTAGCAGTAGCAGTTGATTGTAAATTGCTAAGGTTCAATGTAGTCATTACAGAATGATCTAATTCAATCTGATCAATCTCTGCAATACCAGTATCAAACTCATCATCACCCTGCTCGTATATCTCAGCAGTGATTGTATAAAAATAAAGGTCTCCTAATGGGTAGAATGGTACCTCTCTTTCTACAAATTTAATTTCGTATGCATTACCAGTCAGAGGATAGTAAATTAAATCTCCTTCATTAGGTCTCTGTGTAATAGTAAGATTTAAAGCAGGGACTAGAGACTGTTCCCATCTTCTTCTAGACATAACAAATTGAATCTCATCACTAATCCTTACACCAAACTTACTAACAAAATCTACAGGAGATCCAAATCCCTCAACATTCAATAGTAACATCTCAATCATATAAGATTGATTAAACTCTGAGTAAACAACCTCACCCAAAGTCTTATCCCTCAGCATAGTTCTAGGGATATAATAAACATCTGCACCAAACAATTTGATTTGTTCATCAACCAAATCTTGTACTAAATTCTGTTCGGTAGTCTTACCACCGTGCTGAGGAAAGTAAACCTTTTTCATCCGATCATATCAAGTGGTGGTAGTTCGTATGTGCTTAGAGAAGCATCCATTAGTGCTTTTATCTCACTCATAGCGTCGTCATATAATTGTCTTCCGTTCATGGATACTCCACCTGGAAGTGTTACACCATTGAACTTGATTAAGTTTTGTCCCCAAGATCTTTTCATAAGAGCAGTAGCATATTTTTTAACAAACACGTCATTAAAAACTTCTGTATATGTGGAGGGATCTAGAGCTCTATAACATTCAATAAGCAACCATTGGTCTTTAGTTACTCTATCTGGATCAATATCAATATACAAACGATTGCCTCTGCAATTGAATCTAAATCCAACCAATGAACCAGTATTGATAATCATATCAATAGTTTCAAAGTGTTGCTTTACCATGTAGTAGTTGACCATATCAACACCACCAAAAGCAAGACCTGTTCCTGATGTATAGGAAAACAAGTCCATCAAATAGTATTGGTTATTAAGACCAAATAAACTGTTTCTTACAAAGTTAGAACTGATACCATATACCTTAGAGATACCGAATACGTGTTCTGGAATCTCTAAAAAATTCTTTCTATTCTCCCATGTTGCTGCATCTGGAGCAAGAGTAGTAGCAGTTTCGTTTTCTGATGTAAACCTTGTTACATCTGCCTCAGTAAACTCATGCTTGAGATACATTCTCTCAGCACCATTGAAATGTCTTTCTCTAAAATATTGCAGAGCATCATCAATTGCGTCATCAATCTGATCATCATCTAAATTAACTTCAAGCACTGGGGCACCTAACTGTCTCAAACAGTAGTCTCTCAGTTCTTGTTTACTTGCTGGTTGAGCCACAAAAATCCCCCTAGTCTCCTAACAGGTATTTAGCTTATTACTTTTCTTCTACCTTAATTTCATGTAGAAACCAATGTCTTGCTGCAGCAAGAGTATCAAATATTCTCTTATGTCCACCAAATTCACAATACCAAGTGATACCTCCTCCTGGTCCCTCTGGAATTTTATCCATTAGAAGTTGGTTATCAGATAAATTATGCATTGCTTCTAACTCGTTCTCAGAATCCGCTGTAAGCATTGCGTCAATTACCATATGATATTTGAAAGGATCCCATTTCTCTTCGATCTCCCGTACAACGTCATACAAAGGTAGTTCATCTAGGGATTTACCGTACCCCTCTCTATCAATTTCTACAACTTCTCCATCTCCCCAATCTCCACCTCCACGACGAAGTTCTTCTGCTTCGTCGCCTACAGCAAAGCGATGCTCCATTCCCTCAGGGAGGTTTCCCGTAATTTCACTCATTTTGTGTTACAATAAATAAGAATAGTATAACATTATTTATCTGTTGCGATTTGATGAGTTATGCTGTATAATGTCTGTATTACCGAAGAGGAATAATGAGCGTCAAAGCATTAATAATTGAAGGTGGCGAAACCGTCATCGCTGAAGTACAAGAAGTACATGATAAAGAAAAACAAGAATTTTTAGGTTATAGGGTAAAAGATCCATACGTTGCTAACCTTGTATGGGAACCTGCTGATGCTAACCCTGAGGTAGATGGAGCAGTGGGTAATGCTAAACAAGGAAGAGTTGACTTTAATTTTTGGGCACCTCTTTCTGATTCTAGAGAATTTGATTTTGTAAAGGATTATGTTCGTGTTATCTATGAACCAAGTCCTGATACTTTAGAACTATATTTTTCTGTTCTTGCACATCATCAAGAGAACTATATGAAAGATGTTCAAGTTGATACATCCAAGACTATTGTTACAATGCCTAATGAAGCTGGTCCAGATGGTGCCCAGGCTGCGCAAATGGGTGCAATAAGTAATGAATCTGCTGATCCTAAAGCATTTGATTCATAATGAGCGATTTAATTATTACTCAGGGTCTTCGTGATAAGATCCTCCAACCAGACTGGGAAGATATCCTAGGAAGTATTGTTTCTACAGCAGACATTGAAGATTATGGTGACTATGCAGTCATTGATAATTTTATCGAAAAGGTTGATGCACTAGCAGAAGTAATGGAAAATTACCCTGCAGACGCTAGAGAAAAACTTGTAGAAGCATCACATAAAGAATTTGGTGAGTTCCTTCAAGGATTTAAAATGCCTGGTATCACTCAGTTATTACCAACACATTACTTCACTCCACTACTGTTTGCATGTTATAAATCATTTATTGAATGTGAATTTATTCCACATGATTTAGATGCTAACATTTCCGAACAAGGAAAAATTGATTTTTTACGAAGACTTCCAAACCTTTGTTCAGTGCAAGGTAGACTTTTTCATGATAGTATGATTGTAAGTAAGAATGCAAATTTACCTAACCTAGGTAACTTTGATTTTCATGCTACTCTTATTCTCAATGATGCACCTGAGGGATGTGGTGTTTCTCTTTGGGATATTGATTGGGACGGACAAAGATTTTCTAGTGTTGAGGACCTTTTAGATATAGAAGATCAACAAGTAAAATCTGATGTTAGTCAATGGTTAAACGAAAATGCTGTATGTACAAAAGAAACAGTATCTTATGAACACTTTGATGGTAATGAGCATTTTGATAGATCTAGATTTATTGAAGCAAAGAAAAATAGATTGATCCTTCATAAAGGAACTATCTTTGTAAACCACGAGTATAAAGGCGGTGGTGATTTTTACTTTTTAAATGTTCTTATGAATACTCCACCAAAACCAAAAGAGTTAGATGGTAATGAAATTGGAGACAATAATGGAGAGAACTTTTAATATTCCAAAACTTGAATTAGAAAATTTCTCTACATATTCAACTAAAGAATTGATGGCGATCACAGAAGTGAACAAAATCGAGGACATGGAAATTGATACGAATACTATAGAGGGTCTCAAATACATGAAGGTTCACAACATCATGAAGAGACCTCTCGATCTAAGTGATTTCATGCGTAATTTTCCTGCAGAAAATAAAGAGAAAAGTTCAATGGAAGAGTTATCTTTCAGTGGTAGTAAATCTCCTGGATTACAGCAACCAATAGAAAGAGCTTTCATGACTTTCTTGGGATACCAACTCTGGCATCTCTGTAAACAAATGAGATTTCTTAAGTATAGAGAGAAAGATATTAGTTGGAAATATTATTCTAACTTTTATTATAAAGGAATGCGTTCTTTTAATAAAAATTATCTACCACATGTAGATCCATTTTCATATGCTGCTAATATTTTTCTGACTGAATCTGAACAGCATGGAACTTCTTTTTTTAAATATACAGATAAAGAAACTGGTAGAGATTTTTATTCAATGTCTGATATCATGTCTGCTGGAGATAAATTTAGAACTGCATATACTGAAGGACTAGTAGAAAATTATCAATATGAAGTATCAGACCCTGATGAGGCAGATAGGGTCATTGGAATGATGACTCCTAAAAATGGTGATGATGAATGGACTCATTTTGAAGGAGATCACTTTTATAAAAGATATTATTTTATGCCCTCTACTTTTAATTCTATGTCCATGTATAGAGGTAATAGATGGCATAGTGCTACGTTCGATGCTAAGAATACAAAGTGTGGTAGATATTCTCTAGTTGCTTGCATCTTATGAAGAAGATGGTTTGGGATAGGTCTGAGATTAAGACCTTTGAAAATGTATTTGATAGAGAAGACTTCATGAAGATGACAGATCACATGAGGTATCCAAATTGGTCATATGGTAACATCTCAAATCCTAACGCACCATCTACTCCATTCTTTCATAACGATCTTATGGAAGAACCATTTTTCACAGAACATCTATTTAAAAGAGTGTGTGTTTTGACTGGTAGGTTTTGGGTATTAGATAGATGTTATGCTAATGGTCATGTGTTTGGAACTCAAGGTGCTGCTCACCAAGATGACTCTTCTGGTGATGGATATACATTTTTAGTTTATTCCAATTTTGTAAACAGTGAGGTTAAAAAATGGAAACCTGAATGGGGAGGTAAAACTATTTTTTATCTAACTAAAACTGAACACATGTGGGTACTACCTAAACCAAATACTGCTACTTATTTTCCTGGTGATATATTTCACCATGCAGAATCTACTACTAGACACTTTGAAGGATTTCGGATGTCTGTAGCGTGGAAATTAAAGACAAAATAAAAGGGGTCTTGCGACCCCCTTTTTTATTTAAACGATTCCGTGCGTTATAACATTCTCTGTATCTAGATAGAAACCTTTAAGTGCAACTTTTTTATATTTTGCATCAGGACAATTAGCGTTCCAAAGATCAGTTATATCATTAATAATTTCATGATCTAGAACTTCTTTTCCTCCATGACCAGGAGCAATACCCGCCATATCAAAAGTCATTCCACCCTCGTCTCTTAGAAGAGCATGGTATGCTGCATCTGCAGAAGACAACAGCATATAATTTGCCTTGATTTCTTCATCAGTTGCGCCATCTGGTTCAAAATCCCAGTCAGCACCTGTTGCAGCAGTAACTGCTTCCAATCTGGATTTCATTTCTGCTCTTGTATTAGAATTTGTAGATAGGGTATACCCTACATTAAATCCTTTTTGTCTGCTTTCTAATTCAGCCATTGTTTTTTACCTATATGTTAAGATGATTATGCCTGAGATTCAGACCATGTAATACGTGATGAGATCTGATATGGTGTGGAACTTGAAACACCACCAGAGTCAACGATGTTAGCAACCACGGTTAAGAGGTCAGGTCCGTTAGGATAGATTCCGTCTCCACCAAGGATTGAGTTACCTAAAGCACTAATTCTAGATAAGTCGAAGGTAGTAGATGAAGTTTCACCGTTACCAGCACCAGATGCACGGAAGGAAAGGATCGTTGATCCTCCAGAAACCGTATCATCAGAGGCATGTTTAACAAGTTGACATAGTGAAGGATCATCCACGTTTTCAAACGTATCAGTTGAAAGTGATGGGTTAATGATTAGAGAAATCTCTGTTTCATGTGTAGTTAGAATACCAACTGAGTCGAGTGCAAGTTGCATTCGGTTGATAATCTCTCTTTCTCCTAATGAACCAGTAATAGATGAGTCTACTGAAGGTGCAAGTCGGATTGATACAAGAGGTATATTCAAAGGAATCAAGTTAACCACGTTAGTTGCAGCAGCACCTACACCAAATGCAGATCCACTTGGTACCGCAGGGTTTCCTAATGCGCTATTAATTGCGGAGTAGTAGTTCCTTGGGAAGGAAGAAGTAGTTCCTTGTAAGTACTGAATGTAAACATAATGAGTTGAACCAGAAGTATATGTTCTAGTATTGATCTGTCTACCATTCGAGAAGTAACCACCAGCAACACTAGACTGGAAAATGTTAGTGTTAACTGTTAATGCACTAGCATCACTTGATGGGAAAGGAATACGGATGTAGTAGTACCTTGTCCAGTAAGATCTATAAGATTCAAGAATAGTACTATTACCATTTGATGTGGAAGAAGTACCAGAACTGTTAGTAAACTTAAGTGAGTTACCTGACGCAGTGAATAGATACGCTTCGTCATCCTGGAACATACCGTCCATGATAACTGAAGTACCCCAGTGGAACAGAGTTCCAACGTAAGTAGGTTTATCACCATTCTCAATCTCGTAACGTGCAGGTAGGTTACCTGAACGGAAGTAAGATTCAGTTAGTTTGTTGTTGTGCTTAAACTCGTGGAAGTACTTAACATGTCCATGAGCATCTTTAAATCCGAAACGGATCTTACCAGCACCATACCAAGAGTAATCCATGTAAGCCATCTGGATCTTGGATAGATCTAGAATGTATGAGGACTTACCAACACCATCTGCTTTATCAATATTCCACTGAGTCTGTGGTACTTTCGTATCAATAGTCTTAGTTAGAATAACGTCAGCATTTGATACACCTCTATAAGAAGGTTGGATTGTAATCTGGTTATCACTTGTAACCTTAACAACCTTGTAAGACATACCACGGATAACGATCTTATCTGATGGATCTAACTGTGATGTGAACATAGTATCTGTACCAGTCACAATGTGAGAATCTCTAGTAACAGCAACCCTTCCAGGAATCTGTAGAACAGAAGATCTTCTTACACAATTGATTGAGTCACCGTCGAACTCGTAGAAGAATCCGTTTTGATCATCAAACATACCACAACGAATGTCGCAATCACTCCAAGAAAGAACTGCAAGTGTTGGGAATCCACCACCACTAGTAGCAGTTGGTTCATCTAACAATAGGTAAGTAAACCTAAAGTCATCAACAACTGTTTCAACAGGACTTTCAATATTAAACTGAGTAATATCAGTATTAATAACTTTGATCCTTAAAGCGGTAGTTAACTGGTGAGGTTTGTTGCATCGTGCAGTAGCTTCAAATCTCTTAGCAAATTCAACTGTACCAGCAGTAAAGGTAGAAACTATTGGTTGTGTAAGTTCAAGTGTAGTTCCGTTAGTAATTGATCTAATTCTAGCTTCAGCCTCGAAACATCCTTGTGCGGTTGTAGTTCCTAGAACTCTCTGACCAGCAACAAGACCTGTAGTAGAAGCAACTGTTAATGTTGTACTATTAGCAGTACCAGAGACATTAGTATCAACAATGTTAACACCAGTTGCAGTGTAGTTAATATCTAGAATTGGAATCTGAGGAATGAAGTTAATAGCAAGTGAGGTCTGAATACCTTTACCTGACTGATAACGGAAGTACTTACGTGTCTGTCTAGAAATTCTAGAGTTAGGTGACTTAGAAGTACCAATCTCCATACCACCGTCAAATGGTCTGTGTAGGAAGAATCCATCAGGTCTTACGTAGATGTAAGAAGGAATTAGATAGTTTGTACCAGATTGTGAGAAACTGAATGCACTATCAACAAGTAATAGATCGTCGTCAGTGATAGCAGTAACTCTTCTTTCTTCAAGAACACCTGGACTACCAGCAGTTGTATTAACAACCTTGATAATATCACCGATCTTAAAGAATCTCTGGAACGCTGAGTTTGTACCAACAACCCTTCTAGATCCAGTTTCAACTTCAATTGAACCAGTACCAGTAACCTCACCAGATAGGTTTCCAGAAATAAATTCATGAAGACCAGATGATGTACTACTGAATGTTAACAAGTTAGTACTTGCTAATGCATCTGCTAATGTAGGTGCAAGTTTGAAGTGATTGTTATCAATTAGAACTGCATAGTAGTCAGTGTTATGACTTATTCCACCGATGTCTGAATTACCTGCATTGTTGTAGATAACTCTAGTTCCAGTAGAATAGAAGTGGTTAGTAATGTTAACAACATTAAGAGTAGTGTCTATTGCAGTACTAGAATCGAACTGTTTAACTGTTGGTGGAATCTTGAATGGAATTGTAACTTCAAGTTCAGTCTCAGAGATTGCTCTTGTAGTTGTGTATGAACCATCAACAGTACCAAAGTCTGCAGTTGTGTTTTCAAAAGTTTGAATTCCAGAACCCTTAGAAGAGAATTGAATTTCAGTTCCGTTGGATGCGTTTGAAGCACTTGATGCTAACTGGAATCTGTTACCGTTAATAACGATAACGTAGTAAGAACCACCAGCAGACAATCCACCTGGAACAGATCCAGTAGTAGTCAACTTCATTAATTCTCCATTAGAGAATAAGTTATCCTGAATGTAGAATGAATATGCAGTTGTGTTTGTAATAACACCAGTAAATGTGATATTACCAGTTGCATATCTCAATCTTACAGGAGAAGAACCTGTGCTTGTTTTAATTCTAAAACGGTTATCATCAATTCTATTAATGTAGAATGTACCAGAGTTGTAGTTACTCTGATTCATGTAGACATCATAGAAGTATCTGATAGTACCACCATCAGCTATAGACAGAGATACAGCCTGGTTCTCAGGGAATCCATGATTCGCAAAGTAGAAAGAATCGTTAGTTGAAGTATTTCTCTTAACAAGTGCGATGTACTGGTTAGTATAACCATCTTCGTTGTAACTACCAAAGTAACGGTTTAGATATGCACCCCATCCTTCTTGATAATACCAGAAGAACCAGTGGTTACCTCTAACTCTGATATAGTTTGCTTCAACGTAGTCAGTATAGAAGTTATCTCTATAGTAGTAAGTATTACTGAGGTTACTTCCATAACCCTGAACAGTATATGCTCTATCCCACTCGTTACTTTCACCTTGGTCATTAATGTATCTGTTATTCTGGTCAGTTATAAAGTCATAGTTACCTTGATATCTTTCAGAAGTACCTAGAGGAAGAGACTCGTGGTTGTAACCATAAGTTCTTGGTTGAGTACCACGGTTGTTGTGGTATTCTTGGATGTGGAATTTAGTTGTGCTGTTATCACCAACTTCAGGTCGTCTAGTGGTGAAGAATACAGTTCTATCCCATCCAGTTTGACCTAGACCGTAATTATTATATCTTGAGAAGTCATGACCAGATCTGGTTCCACCTTGATCCCAGTAGTAAGTGTAGAAGTATGCATACCAGTTGTAATATGCTTTATACTCTCTACGGATGTTATATACAAGACCAAAGTTATGATTACCAAAAGTCCAAGTACCATCATGAGGATAAGATCCTGAAGGATATGCATCACTCAAATTAATTTGGTTGTTAAGACGCTGAGATTGATGAAGTTTGATATTGTTATCATCAACTTTCTCAACATAGTAAACTTGCATTCTTTGCATACCACCCAAAGGTCTGTTACCTACGTTTGGATAGTAAAGTAATGCATAGTGATTTTCTAACTGGTGATTAGTCAACTTGATACTGTTATTACCATAGTCAACATCACTCTCACCAAATCTAAGAGTATACGTACACTCATAGTTAAAGGTGAAAGTTTGAGTTCTATCTACTTGTCTGTTAACAGTTATAGTTGACTCTTCGTCAGCAAAAGGTCTTCCATCAGGAGCAGTTGCTGTAGGATCTGCAATCTCAAGAATCTTAGGAGAAACTGTGTTAACAAAATAGAAGTTTGTATTATCTGCAAAACCGTGCTCAGAAACAGTGGTTAGATAAACTTTAGAAGTTGTCTTAGTTACGATCGTAAAATCAGCTCCCATTGCAGGGTGAGCAGTACAATAGTAACCTAAAGGAGAAGGAGTTGTTGCATCAATGTAAATTCTTAAATATGCTCCTGCTTGACCTTGAGTACCGTGCTCATAAACGAATGTAGTATATGCGCTACCACCACCATGAGTACCATCAGTAGTAGATGATAACTTAAATGGGTGAGTTGCAGTACTTGGATCTGAAAGGTCGAAGGTGTAGATAGATTTTCTAGAAAGTTCTAGAGTACTCTGCATTACACCATCAATGAAATACTTGTTTCCACCAGATGCAACACCACTACTTCCATCAAGAGTGTAAGTTGTGTTAGTACCTAAAGCTTCAACAGTTTCTCCATTTTGGAATGCTCCAGTAGCTCCATAAAGATGAATATTTACTCCATCAACTTTACCAATAGTACCAGAGGCATTACTAGTTTGACCACTTACAACTGAACCAACAACATATTCGGTAGTATCAACAGTAGTTGTAGATGTAAGAGTTATAATTGCTTCTACAGTAACAGGTAGGTTGTACAAATCAGACACAATACCAATTGATTGGTCTAGTGAAATTTGTGAACCTTGGAAGAATTTACCTGGAATAATAGAAGTATAAGTACCTTGTAAATCTCTAGTAGTTGGTTGGTTTGATCTCGCTTTATATGTAAAAGTTGTGGTAGTAGGAACTGCCTGAATGATATAAGTACCTTCTGCAGTAATTTCTGCAAGACCAGTAACAGTAATTGGAACACCACTTGTTAAACCATGTTCAAAACTTGTCTCAACTGTAATAAGTTCTGAACCTGCAACTGCTGCTACTCTAGAAATAAAGGGGATAGTAGTATCAGAAGTAGATGCGTAGAACGAAGGAATGTTATTAATTGTCTGAATAGTTTCCCATTTAGATGACTGAGGTCCGTACTCAAAGTCGGTATCAATTAAGTTTTCTGGATTTGATACTCTGAATTTAGATACAGCGTCAACAAATGTTTCGGATGGTTCAAATTTTACAGCATCATCTTCTATGAAAATCTGCAATGAATCTGTATCACTCATCGACGTAGTGTCGAAAAGCAAAGTGATAGTAGTTTCATCATTCACACCATGATAACTAAACTCACCAGTCTTAGTGCTATCAGCAAAGTTATAGATGATAATGTTATCAGTAGTATTAGTGATCATCAAAAGACGACGCTTATGATGATTACCTTTTAATTTGACCTGTTTCGCCGAAGCGTCAAACGTAAAGTCAAAGAGCAGCGATTTTGCCATTTTCTGTTATTCCCCTAGGATTTGTTTAAAGTTACAAAGTGTTGTTTTCAAGTCAGTGCTCGCATATAATATGAAATCTCTTATAAAAAAGTTTTGGGTCACCAACCCATTGCCGCCATCATTCCCATAGAAATGGTGATTTGCTCGACAACGTAGTCTTGCCTCGCGTGAGGAATACCACCTGCTGTGGATCCATCATGTAGTACTAGACTCAATGTGTCAGTATCTACTGTAAGTTCCGCAAGGGCACCAGTGAATGTAGAGTGTTGTACTGTAGTACCTCTCCTTAACTGTACCTGTTTGGTCATAGGTATCCCCTAGAATTTATGCTAGTTTTATTTATAAAAACAAAAACCCTTTAAATGATAGTCACATACGTGTATCCAACTTCAAACTTACGATATTCTGTATCGGCAACACCATCGAGGTTAGCAGTACCACTTCCAGTATGAGCTGCGATTGGTATATAAACAACGTCTCCTGCCTGCTCTTGCGTCTTCTCATCACCAGCAACAGGAGCAAGTCCTGTCTCGGGAGTGACATAATTTGAGTTATTTCCAAGTACCTCGTCAACTTCTGCTTGTGTCCAACGTTCTCTAACAAGACTAATTTCAAATAGTCCAGTAGTATCATCTGTTTGAGCAATAAGAACAGCAACTCCACCAGCAGTAAAGAGAGATCCAGATCCGTTATAATGCGGAATAAATCTGATTTCTGTAGCAGCACCTGAGATATTGTACTGTGCTGTATCTCCAATATACCTGTCTGTTTGACTCTCGTCTGATGTTCCAGATATGGTTGTAGAACCTGATCCTTGATAACCCAAACGAACAAATGCTTCGTTCGCTGTACCAGATACACCGAAGAGACCTGTTGCTGCATAGTTGAATGTAACTGTGTCTGCAACTCCACCGAATCCGAATAGTGAACCAGTAGCAGCATGAGCTCGTAGAGATCTTTCGATTGTAGATCCAGTAATCGAAATAGATCCAGATCCAGTATATGCTCTTGCTCTTGGAGTATCTGCTGTACCAGATATTTTGAAGAGAATTGTACTTTCTGATTCGTTTGTAGCTTTCGATTCTGCAGCACCACCTGTGGTGAGTATAGAACCAGATCCAGCAAAACTTCCAGTAAACTTGGAAACAGATTCTCCAGATAGTTGAATCTGTAAAGTCTCGTCGTCTGCAAATGCAACTTTTTCGTTGATTGCCTGACCAGAGAATGTGGATATAGTTCCACTTCCAACGTGAGGACGAACAACTGCACTGGTACTTTCTCCAGATAATGCAAAGAGACCAGTTGTTTCTGGACTGAAGGCAACTTTTTCATCTGCAAATACAACTGCAGCACTACCTTCCAAGAAGTCAATAGTTCCTGTTCCAGTGTAATTATCAAGTTGTCTATCGTCTGCCTCTCCACTAAGTGTGATTTGTGCAGTGCTCTCTGGAGGATTGGCGATAAAGGACTCTGCACCAACACCACTGACTCCATAAAGACCAGTTGCTGCTTCGTTGAATGTAACGCTTTCCGCAAGACCACCAACTGTGAATAGAGAACCAGATCCAACCTCTCCATTACTATGTCTCTCAATAGCAAATCCAGATAGAGATGCGGAACCAGAACCAATATAACGTTCTGTGTGTTTCTCTATAGACTGACCAGTTGCGGTAAAGAGAACTGTGCTCTCTGGTGGATTGGTAACTGTAACCTCAACAGCACCACCAGCAGTAAACAGACTTCCAAATCCAACTTCTCTATCTGTCTGTCTTTCAATTGCATTACCAGTAGCGAAGAGAGAACCAGAACCAATGTTGTTAGGTGTGAATATAACACGTCCGACTGTACCACCAATAGTGAATTCGGCAACATCACCGACATAACGTTCTGTGTGTTTCTCGATTGCAGATCCAGAGAATCCACCATAAGAACCTGATCCAACATAAGGTGCTCGAGTGAATGCCTCATCTTTGGTTCCACCAACAGCAAAGAGTGCAATATTTTCTGGAGGATTGCTTGTAACTCTTTCTGCAGCACCACCAACTGTGAAGAGGTTGCCCCCAACAACAGGCATGTAGATGATGTTGAATATAACATCGCCACTGAGTGTGATAGTTCCACCAATGTCGTCTGTCTGTACAACTTTCTCAACAACTGTACCAGAAATTGCAACAGAACCAGATCCAACATAATCCTTGACGATTGTTGGATCTCCAGTAGTACCAGCAACAGTAAAGAGTGCAGTGTCTTCTGGTGGATTTGTAGTGATAGACTCACTAAGACCACCAGCAGTAAAGAGATCACCTTGACCAGTGAAGTGGTATTCAACAAGAACAGTAACTTCACCACTAATGGTGTATTCTGGTGCGTCTGCAAGATATGCTTCTGTATGTTTTTCGGAAACTCTCGTTCCAGAGAATCCACCATAAGAACCAGATCCAATGTAAGTCGCTCGACCGAATGCTTCGTTGCCTGTTCCTTGTAACTGATACAGTCCTGTTGATTCTTCTACAACACCAACTGCTTCCGCTGCACCGCCTGCAGTAAAGAGGTTTCCAGAACCAGGGTATCTGACTCTGTAGATAAACTCGACTGCACCACCAATTGTGTATAGTCCAGTTGCTTCTTCTGCAACTCCAACCTTCTCGATAAGAGCTTGACCAGAGAATGTAGATAAAGTTCCACCAACAAATACTTCTCTGACTGTAGTAGAGTCTGTAACAGTTCCACCTGCAGCAAATATAATTGTGCTTTCTGGTATATTTGTAGTCTTGGATTCTGCTGCTCCACTTGCAGTAAACAGAGAACCAGATCCAATGTGACTGACGATGTAGTTGAATTCAACTTGACCACTGACTGTGTAAAGACCAGTTCCTTCTTGTGTTGCGAATAGAACTCTCTCAAGAGCTTCACCAACTCCAACTTGGAAGACAGTTGAGATAGAACCAGATCCAATCTCTGTTGCTGGAGTAAAGGATTCTCCTGTAGTTCCACCAATAACAAAGAGTGCAGTATCTTCTGGAGGATTACTTGTGATAACCTCAGCAGATCCACCTGCGGTGAATAGAGAACCAGATCCAACATAATCATCAGTCTGTCTCTCGACTGCAGTTCCAGATAGAGTATACTGAGCAGCATCTCCAGTGTAATCCTGAATTGCTTTC